CATGATCACCTAGTCATTCGCAGTCCCGGGGAATGCCGTTAAACTCCGTCGGCGGGCCTGGCTCAGTTTCATCAGCAAGGTAGACCCAAAGTCATCACTCTTACTGGCATCCTGAAAAATCCCTTCTGGTCTGGGATCAACCAATCTCCGTGTCTGGCTTCATTGCCTCGGTAGACCCGGGTTCTCTGTCGTCTTGTATAATAAATTAGAACATCTGTTCAAAGATGTCAAACATTATTTTAATAAAAGTGCATTTTTTTTGATTTTAATGTGTTTTTATTTGTTTTTGTCGAAAATACGGGTATGGAATACCCAGGCGACAACCCCGGAGACCCTTTGGAGGACGACGATTCCTTCGAGGAAATGGACGACTTAACCTTTCAGGGTTTTGTCAAGTCACTCGTCACTGAGGCGATTGATTACCAGGACAACGAACTAAGTGCAGTTCGATCAGACCTCGCTGATCGTTATCATGGACGGTTTTATGGCGACGAAGTCGACGGACGGTCCCAGGTACGAGACCGATCCATTCAGACGGCGGTCGGACAGGTCATGCCCGCATTGATGCGGACTTTCCTTGGATCAGAGAAACTTTTGGAATTCCAACCCTCTGACCCCGGTGATATCGAACTGGCTGATCAGGCCTCCGATGTAGTCAACTATATATTCCGAGAAGAGTGTGAAGGGTACAGGGTTCTGTCCGATGTTTTTAAGGACGCCCTGGTCAAGCGGATGGGGGTCATTAAGTACTACTGGGATGACGTCCCGGATATCAGAGTAGAGTCCTTCACCGCCCTGAGTGAACAACAAGTCCAAATCCTCCTGGCGGAGGACGACGTCGAGGCAATCAAAGTACAGGCATATCCTGATCCCGACGCCCCCCAGGAGGGTTCCCCTCTCCCTGACGGGACGACCCAGCCTCCACCCAACCTCCATGACGTCTCGATTCGACGAGACAAGCAGAACGCAAAGATAACGGTTGAGGCTGTACCACCTGAAGAGTTTCTGTACTCCCGAGACGCCAGATCGATCGAGGACGCCGACTTTATCGGCCAACGGTCCTACAAGACGGTCAACGAACTAGTGGCGATGGGGTACGACCAGGAACTTATGGAAGGATATGCGGGGACTGATGATAAGTTTTCCACAAACACCGAATACCTGGCCCGTTTTCCTAATAGCACGGGTCGACGTAACAACAACATCGAGCCAGGGTCTCGCCTGGTCCAGTATATCGAAGGCTTTTGCCGAATCGATAGAAACGGGGACGGGCATTCCGAATTATTGCGGGTCTGTATGGCAGGGAACGCCCATGAGGTCGTTCATGATGAACCTGTATCCGAAATCCCCTTTGCGACCTTTGTCCCGGACCCGGAACCCCACTCGATTGAAGGGCTAGGGATTGGAGACCTGGTCCAAGACCTACAAAGAATCAGAACCGTCATCCTCCGGAATACTTTAGACTCTCTGGCGATGTCACTCCACCCGAGGTTGTTGGTGACAGAATCCGCCATCCCGGAAATGGACGACGTCCTCAACTCAGAGGTCGGGTCGATCATTAGACAACGCCAACCTGGCTCAGTCCAACCATTGACCGTGCCATTTGTGGGAAACTCAGTTCTCCCTCTATGGGACTTTCTCCGGACGGAGGAGGAGAGACGAACCGGGATCACTCAGGCCAGTCAAGGATTAGACGCCAGTCATTTACAAAGTACGACCGCACAGGGGATCGATTTGATGTCCAGGGCCTCAATGGCTCGGATCGAGTTAATCACCCGGACCTTTTCAGAAAGAGGCCTCAAGAGGGTTTTTAAAGGCATTTACGACCTCCTCAGACGACACCAGGAAAAGGCTCGAATAGTCCGGCTTAGGAATACCTGGGTTCCTATCGATCCGAGGTCTTGGTCGGCTGACATGGATATCCGGGTGACGGCCCCCCTCTCGTCGGCAAGCGACGGGGAACGGATGGCCTACCTCTCGGCGATTATCCAAAAACAGGAACAGTACATTAAGGAACTCGGCCCTAAAAACCCGATGACTGACATGTCGAAACTGCACAATGCCCTAGTCAAGTCGGCGGAGATCGCCGGGTATCAGGATAGTGGGATGTTCTTCAATGACCCGAAAAATTTCCAACCGCCTCCACCACCTCCACCGAAGAAGACACCAGAGGAAGTTTTCCATGAAGCTCAGGTGATGCAGATCCAGGCGGACGTCGCCATGAAAAAAGCGGAACTGGATTTGAAACGGCAAACCATGCTGATGGACGACGATAGAAAGCGAGACGAATTGGAGGCCGATCTGAAACTGAAGGCCCGGGAACTGGAAGAAAAATACAAGACCGAGATCGACGAAAAAGGGATCCAGGAGGCTATGAACACTCCTCGCCAACCTGTTTGAGATTGTCAAAATATGTCCATTTTTAGCAAATATTTTTGTTAATAAAATGAAATACTTACAGAGATAACTTGTCAAGATTCAAGTTCCCTGTCCAATGGCACAGGGGATCTATAAAAAATCGATTCTCAGTGATTAGGAAAAATAAACAATTTTTAAGCAATATTTTCAAAGGTTTACAGTGACCCCAGAAGAGCAATCTGAACGTGCCACACGGGCGAAAGAACTCCTCGAGGATCCACTAATAAAAGAGAGTTTTGACTCTCTCGAGTCCACATATCTGTCCGCCTGGAGAGAATCCAGACCTGGAGAGGAGTTGGACCGGGAGGTTTTATGGCAAGCCTGGTTCGCCCTGGACGCCGTTAGGGGTCACCTAAATCAGGTGGTCCAGAACGGGAAAATCGCCCGGGACGCACTAGACAAATTGAAACGGAGAACTAAATAAAATGACTGAATCGACAACCCCCCGTACTACGGATGTTCTGGGGACCGAAGATGCCACGTCGAGAATCACCCAGATGCTGAACCCTCAAGAAGAGGAAACGTCGGCGACTGAGGGGAATTCTCAACTCGAGAACGAATACGAGGCCGAATACGAAGACGACCAGGTCGAGGCCGAGAGTGTCGAACCTACCACTTTCAGAGTTTTAAATCCTGAGACTGGCGAGGAAGAACACTACACCGGGGAAGAACTGGCCGACGGATGGATGAGGCAAAAGACGTTCACTCAAAAGACACAAGCCCTTGCAGAACAACGTAAGGAGGTCGAGGCCGAGAGGTCCCGGGTCTCCCAGGAACGAGAACAGTATCAGGCCGGACTTCACCAACTCTTGTCCCAACCTGAACCTCAGCCTCCGTCTGAGGAACTGTTTGAAACCGACCCCTTGGCTTACATGAAGGCGAAAGACGACTACCGGGACCTACTGACCCAACGAGGCCAGGCCCAGTCGGAATTTCAGAGAGTCGAAGGGGATAGAATGCGAGAGGCCAACCTCCAACGTCAGGAGTACCTCCAGAAGGAGTCTGAGAAGCTAACGAACCTGATACCAGAGTGGCGAGACGAGTCCGTCGCAAACAAAGAGAAACAAGCCATTAAAGAGTACGGGTTGAGCCTTGGATACACCCAGGGGGAGATGGAATCCATAGGCGAGGCGAAAGCTATCGCCCTTTTCAGGAAAAGCCTCCTGTTCGATTCCATGACGTCTCGAGGACAAGCGAAATTGAAACAAAGTCCGGAAGGAGTCTCGATGCTGAAACCCGGAGGGGTCCAGCCTAAGAGACGAATGACGGAATATCATAAAGCCAAAATGAAACTTGGCAAAACAGGAAGGCCCGATGATGCAACCAATGCCATCGAGGCCATGCTCAGAAGGAGTGCATAAATGGCAGATAAAATTACTAACGCATATGACACCTACACCTCGACCGGGTCGGCTAACGAACTACGTGAAGACTTAGCCGATATCGTCTACCTGGTCAGTCCAGAAACTACGCCCGTGATGCAAGCAATTGGATCCAGGGACGTCAGTCAACCTACATTCGATTGGTTGGTTCAAAGCCTACCGAGTGCCTCGGCAACGGCATCGAAGGAAGGTGAAGAAATCACCCGTTCTGCATCCACTGGTACGACCCGTCGGACCAATGTGTGTATGATAAAAACACGCAACGCCACCGTTACAAACACAAACCGGGCCTCCACTCATGCGGGAATTAGCGAGATGATGGCTCACCAGATCCAATTGTGTGTACGTGCCCTCAAGACTGACATCGAGACGATGATCACTCAAAAGAAGGCGAAGGCGACCGGATCCGCTACTGTGGCCCGTGAATCAGCCTCACTCTCGTCCTGGTTGACGTCGAATACGACTCACCATACGGCGGGATCCAGTGCAACGGGCGACGGAACTGACACCATCACTGATGGATCAGCCACGCAAGCCCTTGCGAAGTCACATTTGAATTCAGCCATGCAGTCGGCCTTTGGCAATTCATCTGAACTGCCCACTCTCTTGATCTGTGGACCTTTTAATAAGACGAAGATTTCGGCTTTTGATGAGTCCTCCACAAACATGAGGCGTATGGTGGATGCCAACCAGGTTGGAAGTTCAGTCACGGTAGTGGCAACCGACTTTGGAGACCTGGAAGTCGTCCCTGATAACTTCAGCCGGGAACGTGATGTGTTCCTCCTGAATCCTGACTATGTCCGTCTGGCGTATCTCCGAAACTTCGAGAGACAAACGATGGGGTCAATCGGTGATGGTGTCACAGAGGCTATCTATACCGAGGTCGGTGTCCAGGTCGATAATGAGGCCACGCAAGCAATAGTTGCTGACCGTACCGTCTCTTAATCCTAAACCGGGGCCTTGAGCCCCGGATATCAAACATGAGTGTAAAGACGATCCTAAGTCACTCTGGGGGCGTCTTGTCGGAAGTAGTAACGGATCCGTCCGATAATGGGCGGTCCGTTATCTACCGCCGAAAGCAAGACATCCAGCCTGTGATTGAAACTGTTAAAAACATGAAGGAGGCCCAGGCCCCTTCATATGATAGACGTGGAAATCTCAACTCCTGGCGTAAGGTGGCCGAGATCCCACAAGTCCTGTATCACAAGTGGCGACGCCATGCGATCCAGAACAAACTAAGTCAACCGGAGTGGAAGAAATTCCTCCGGGGGAAACTGAATGATTTTGAAAACCGCCCGTTTAGGGTTTGGGAAGGACGGCTGTAGATGGCATCCATAACCGACTACCAGTCATTGATCGATAACGTCCAGGACTACCTGAACCGGGATGATCTTGGGACAGTGGTCCCGATCTGGATGGGGTTGGTTGAGTCTGAACTCTCGAGACGCTTGAGAGACCGTAGGATGATCGTCAGGGCAACGGCGACCCTTAACTCGCAGTATATAAAGCCTCCGGCATCGATGGTCGGTCTGAGAAATATCCAGTTGAATTCAGATCCTCCTTCAATTCTGGTTCAAATTACGCCGGATGTCATGGATGAGAAACGGGCCTCTAGTAACGCCCAAGGTAAACCTGGGTACTATGCCCACATCGGCCAACAAATCGAGGTCTACCCGAGCCCGGATTCGTCGACGACTATTGAGATTGCATACTACCGTACAATCCTGGGGTTGTCCTCTTCAAATACGACCAACTGGCTGATTGAGTATCATCCGGACGCCTACCTGTATGGATGCCTAAAACAGGCGGGGCCTTATTTAGGCGACCAGGCGGTGACGACGACTTTTAATGCCTACTTTGAGCAGGCGGTCAAACAGATCATCGACCACGATACTGAAACAAAATTCTCCGGGCGGACGCCCCAGACTGCAATAACCCAAATAGGTTAAGTTTATGAGTTTCACTGACTATGTTGAACAACGGGTCCTGAACTATGTGTTCAGGTCTGATGCAGATTCCTTTGCCTCTCCGTCGGCAATCTATGTAGGTCTCCAAACGGCGACCTCAACGGAAGACACAGCAACTGCATCCCTCACCGAGGTGTCTGGTACAGCGTACCTACGCCAGGCAGTAACTTTTGGGGCCCCTACGACCAGTGGGACGAAAAAGCAGATTGCAAACACAAATGAAATTTCGTTCCCATCTGCCGGGTCAAATTGGGGGACAGTAAATTATCTCTCGCTTTTTGATGCTCAAACTGCCGGGAACTGGTTGGCCCAGGTTGAATTAACAGACTCAGGGGGGACGGCCACTACCAAGACAATCCAGACTGGGGACGTCTTTAAGATTTCCATAGGTGATCTGAAAGTCACCCTAGACTAATGTCAGGAACTTACGGTCTTTCATATTTCGGGGTCGGGCAATGGGGGATTGGAGGAGGTGAGACTGGTACGTTCTCTTCGACCTCGGGGGCCGAAGTCACCGCCATTAATAACATTTATAGTTTCGGAGAGGCCACTGCCGTATCCGGTATGGAGGGACAGTCCATCAGTACGGTTTTAGGATTTGCGACTGGGCCGATTTATTCCACAGTGACCGCCATTCCACACATTAATTGGCAAGGGTTTGGATCCTCTGATGCTTTAGTGTCAGGAGACGGGGTTTTAACTATAGCCTGGGACAGTATTGAAGATACGTCGACCACATGGACAGAAATTGAAATAGTTTAACGCAAAGGGTTTTATATGCCGACAACTGCACTGAATATCACCCTCCCAACCGTTGGCGGGTCCAGGAACTCATGGGGCGGATTGAATAATCAGGCCCTACAGGTACTCGACGATTTTGTGGCTGATGTCAGCCCTATCGGCACGATCCATATGTGGTCAGGCTCGACGGCCCCTACGACGGCCCACTCCGGAGTCTGGTTGGTCTGCGACGGATCGGCAGTATCTCAGACGACCTACTCAGACCTGTACACGATCCTCAGTCCTCTCCAGGCGGTCTTGGACCCTTCATCAAATGCAGGATCCGGGAACTTTCGCCTCCCAGACCTAAGAGGCCGGGCCCCTCTCGGTTATGTCAACAATACTACAGTCAATGGGAGAAGTTCTTTTGATAACACCAGTCGGTCCATAGGGGCTAACGGAGGAAACGAGAATAGCACATTAACACTAAGCCAAACACCGACACACACACACACGGGTTCTGCGACTGCAGAAACCAACGACGTGGATCCGAGGACCCCTGGCGATAATGTGAATGATGATGCCTCGACGAGTGTCGTATCAGGAGATGCGGACCTAACCGATGCAGGCCATTCTCATACGGGTGAAATAACAAACCGGGTTATGGATGCCTGGTCGACAAGTCAAACAGGTTTAGGTTTTGGTGTGTCTTCAGCAGATGGGACGAGTTATGCGATTGCAATAGGAAGGGACGGTTCCACATGGTATTCAGGGTATAATAAATCAGACACCGATTATTCGGATCTGAGCCCGTCAGGCACAGGATACCGAGGGGGGACCATAAACACGGTTTCGATAGCAGATGGAACCGCCTCCATCACTGATTCAGGTCACGTCCATACAATTCCGGATTTAACCCATAATCACTCCGTCTCTCTGACTGTCACAAACCAGACAACCGGGGGGACAGGGACTTTAGGCCAGGCATCGCCTCATTCTATTGTAAATCCCTTTTTCGTTGTTTCTTTCATTATTCTTGCAAAAGTTCCGAGGGTCTCATGACGGTCTACACTTATGAAGTAAAAGTCCAAGATGTTAGTGGGTCTAATAAGTTTTTTTTAGACGGATACCAGACTCCCACTCTGGGATTGGGTCACGATATTACGTATCGGTTTGATGTCTCAGATTCCTCGAATTCCGGGCATCTCTTCCAGTTTTCTACAACCTCTGATGGGACACATGGCTCAGGAACCGCCTTTGGGTCGGGGGACGGATACACAACCTCTGGAACCGCCGGATCTTCAGGGGCGTATGTTGAGCTTGCCGTCACTTCCTCAACGGCGGGGACAACGTACTACTTTTGTGCAACCTCCGGCCATACAGCTATGGGCGGGACTGCCGTCACCACAAGTGCCGAGTATATAGACTCGACCGGGGTAGCACTCAGGAAACCGATCCTCGGGAACTCCGATTCCTGGGGGCATTTCGTCAATCAGAACCTGGACACCATTTCCGGGAAACTTCCACAAAGTTTTACATTCCCGACAGGGACAGGAGATGATAGACAAACGATTACATCCGATGGTTCTGGAGGAACGACATGGGAGGATGTTGCCCTGACCCCCGAAATCACAGGGGTGGCATGGTATTCCGATTCAGGCTATTCCTCTGTATTGAGTGCATCCGAG